CAGAACTTGCAGTGAACTTTGGTCGTAAAGCAAAGCACTTAATTGACTCCGAAGATTATCAAAATATTTTCAAAACGAGATTGCAAGAAGACTCTAAAGCAGCGGGCCGTTGGAATACATCCGATGGCGGTGAATACTTTGCAGTAGGTGTCCAAGGTGCGGTGACCGGTAGAGGTGCTGATCTACTCATCATTGATGATCCACATTCAGAGCAAGATGTAAACTCACCTAATGCATTTGATAAAGCATATGAGTGGTATACCAGTGGACCGCGGCAAAGGCTTCAACCCGGAGGGATCATTGTCATGGTTATGACAAGATGGAGCACAAAAGATTTAACACAAAGATTAGTAAACGCACAATCGGAAGAGAAGGCAGATCAATGGGAGGTAGTAGAGTTCCCAGCAATCTTACCTAATGGCAAACCGGTCTGGCCTGAATATTGGAAGATCGAGGACCTTGAATCTGTAAAAGCTTCAGCAGGTATAGCGAAGTGGAATGCACAGTACATGCAGGATCCAACAAGTGAAGAAGGAGCTCTAATCAAACGAGAGTGGTGGAAGGATTGGGAACATGACGAGATGCCAAATATTGAACATGTTATTCAAAGTTATGATACTGCTTATTTAAAAAAAGAAACTGCCGACTATAGTGCTATAACTACCTGGGGTGTTTTTCGTCCCAATGAAGACGCACCTCGGCAATTAATATTATTAGATTCATATAAAGCAAGATTAGAGTTTCCAGAACTACGTCGTGTTGCAAAAGAACAATATGATTATTGGCATCCGGAGACTGTAATTATTGAAGCCAAAGCTTCAGGACTACCTTTAATGTATGAACTTAGACAAATGGGAATCCCGGCAATGAATTTTACACCTTCTAAAGGTCAAGATAAGATTGCTAGAGTTAATGCAGTTTCTCCTATGTTTGAATCTGGACAGGTCTGGGCTCCTTTAAAAAAACAATTTGCTCAAGAGATGGTAGAAGAATGTGCAGCTTTTCCTTATGGAGATCACGATGATTTAGTTGACTCCATGTCCCAAGCTCTGTTAAGATACAGACAGGGTGGATTATTAGATCATCCCGAAGATTATAAGGATGAAATACAACCAAAACGAAAAAAGAAGTATTATTGGTAATGAAAAAAAACCCAACTCTCACTAAAAATATGCCCCATGTTAAGTGGGATCAAATTCCTCCATTAAGTGGCCCCGAGCCTAGAGACTTGATTAATGAAACAAAACAAGATAAACCAGAAAGATTGGAGAAAATAAATGGCAGATATAGACAAGACATTAAACGAAGTTAGAACTTCGGTTGAACTACCAGGGCCCGAGGAACAAGTAGAGGTTACTGAGGAGATTCAAGAATCATTACCTGATGAGGGTGATACAGAGATTACAGAGACTGCTGATGGCGGTGTCGAAATTAATTTTGAACCTGGAGCCTTTAATCAAGCACAAAGTGAAAACCACTTTGACAACTTAGCAGAGTTACTACCAGAGGATGTTTTAGGTCCTCTAGGTTCAGAACTAAATGCAAACTACATGGAATACAAAGAGTCTCGTAAAGAATGGGAACACACTTATATTACAGGTTTAGATTTATTAGGATTTAAATACGAAGATAGAACAGAACCTTTCTCAGGTGCAGCAGGTGCAACCCACCCAGTTCTTGCAGAAGCGGTTACACAATTTCAATCCTTGGCTTACAAAGAATTACTCCCGGCCGACGGACCGGTAAGAACACAAATTATTGGTGCGCCTACTCCTGAAAAAGAAATGCAATCTGATAGAGTTAAAGAATATATGAACTGGCAGTTAATGGACCAGATGAAAGAATATGAACCTGAGTTTGATCAGATGTTATTTTATTTACCTCTTGCAGGATCTGCTTTTAAAAAAGTTTACTATGATGATTTATTAGGTAGAGCCGTTTCAAAATTTGTACCTGCTGAAGATTTAGTGGTACCCTATTCTGCAACATCTTTAGAAGATGCAACAGCAGTTATTCATGTTATTAAAACTTCTCAAAACGATTTAAGAAAACAACAAGTTAATGGTTTCTATAGAGACATAGAACTAGGGGAACCTGCAGACACAGAATCTGATTTAGATAGAAAAGAAAGAGAACTAGAAGGAATACAAAAAACACAAAACGAAGATATTTATAGTATTTTAGAATGCCATATAGATTTAGATTTAGAAGGATTTGAAGATAGAGACGAGGCAGGTGAGTTGACTGGAATTAAACTTCCTTACATTGTAACTATCGAAGAAGCAACTCGTGAAGTTTTAGCTATTAGAAGAAACTTTGAACCAACAGATGCTTTAAAGAAAAAAATTTCTTATTTTGTACATTTCAAATTTTTACCCGGCCTAGGTTTTTATGGCTTTGGTTTAATCCATATGATTGGTGGACTTTCGAGAACTGCAACAGCAGCTCTTAGATCACTACTTGATGCAGGAACTTTATCTAACTTACCCGCAGGTTTTAAAATGCGAGGAATTAGAATCAGAGATGACGCGCAAGCGATTGCTCCCGGCGAATTTAGAGATGTGGATGCTCCAGGTGGAAATATAAAAGATGCCTTTATGGCACTTCCATTTAAAGAACCTTCTCAGACTCTATTGCAGTTAATGGGGGTCGTAGTAGATGCAGGTCAACGATTCGCTTCAATAGCAGACTTGCAAGTAGGGGATGGGAACCAGCAAGCGGCAGTGGGTACGACCGTAGCGCTTCTGGAGAGAGGATCAAGAACAATGTCCGCGATTCATAAAAGAATTTATGTGAGTCTTAAACATGAGTTCAAAATGCTAGGTAGAATATTTAAAACATATCTACCTCCTGAATATCCTTATGATGTAGTAGGAGGAACTAGACAAATTAAACAACAAGATTTTGATGACAAGATAGATATTTTACCGATAGCGGATCCTAATATTTTTTCTCAGTCTCAAAGAATATCTATTGCTCAAGCTGAGTTACAACTAGCACAATCGAATCCGCAAATGCACAACATGTATAATGCGTATCGTGCAATGTATGAAGCATTGGGTGTAAAAAATATTGATACTATTTTAGTTAAACCACAACAACCAACACCGATGGATCCTGCGGTAGAAGCAATTCAATCGTTGGGAGGAAAACCTTTCCAAGCGTTCAAAGGACAAGATCATAGAGCTCACATTACTGCTCACTTAAACTTTATGTCTTCTTCAATGGCTAGAGTAAATCCCCAGGTCACGGCTTCAATGCAGAAAAATATTTTTGAGCACATTAGTTTGATGGCGTTAGAACAAGTTGAAGTAGAATTTAAAGATCAAATTATGCAGATGCAACAAATCCAACAACAGATGCAAGCAAATCCACAGATGCAACAAGACCCAATGATACAACAGCAGGTTATGGGCCTAACAATGGAGATAGAAGCTAGAAAAGCTGTGTTGATTGCAGAGATGTTTGAAGATTTTGCTAAAGAAGAGCAAGAAATGTTAGGTGAATATGCAAATGATCCAATTGCTAAACTAAAAGCAAGAGAATTAGACATCAGAGCTAAGGATGATTTTGTATCAGCACAACAAGCTCAAGAAAAAATCAATCTTGATAAGATGAAAGCTATGATGAACCAACAAAATAAAGATGAAAAGTTGGCACAGAACGAAGATTTAGCAGAATTACGTGCTGCAACGTCTATCGCTAAGCAAGAACTAGCAAATCGAAGTAAAATGAACGATTTTGGTAGAAATTTTAAAAAAAAATAAGTATAAACACATTAAGGAGAAAATATGGCAGATTTAAAAAATAAACTTTCTTATGGTAGCAAAGGAACTGTTGCATCAGCTAATGCAACTGGGGGTGTAGAGATTACGACTCCAGAAATTAGAACTGAAACAGATCCTAGATCTACTATCCTTACTAACCAAGACAGAGTGTTCAACAAAATAGGTGTTGGAGACGCAGTTGAAGTTAGAGGAACTAAAAGAATGTTAAAATCTAAAAGTAAAAAAGCTACTTGGTACTAACATGTGGTTATCGGCAATTAAATTAGCCGTTTCTGCTGGAAGTAAAATCTACGCTAATAAGCAGAGAACGAAGATGGCTATGTCTGACGCGCAGTTAATGCACGCCTCTAAGATGGCTCGTGGTGAGGAAGCTTACCAAGGCAAACTCTTAGAATCCAGAGATTCAGATTGGAAGGACGAGGCGGTTTTGCTAATTCTCAGTGCCCCAATAGCAATTTTGGCCTGGGCAGTCGTATCTGACGATCCTACAGTTATGGACAAAGTAAATATTTTCTTCGAACATTTCTCATCGCTTCCGTCATGGTTCACTAATCTTTGGATACTTGTAGTTGCGTCGATTTATGGTATAAAGGGTACACAAATATTTAGAAACAACGGAGGAAAAAAATAATGGCAAATCCAAGATTTAATAAACAAACTACTAACGTAAGAGGAACTGTTTCAAGAGTTAAAAAAAGAAACGGTTCAAAAATAAACGACTTTGAAGAATTAGGCAGAGTAGATTCAGAAAAAGCTTACACTAAAACAGGTAAGAAGAATTTAAAAGCTGAAAAAAAAAGAATCGTTAAAAAACTTAATGCTTAGTTATGAAAAAACCAATTCCAAAAGGTAAAAAAGGTAAAGGCATAAAAGCTTTAAAAAAGAAAGCTCCAGAAGTTGCAAAACGAATGGGCTATAAAAAAGGAATGAAGGCTAAATAATGGCAAAAGCAAAAGGCCTCTGGGCCAACATCAACGCTCGTAAAAAGAAAGGGATCTCAAGAAGTAAAAAAGATTCTACAATCTCAGCTAAAGCATATAAAAATATGAAAGCTGGTTTTCCTAAAAAGGCAAAAACAAAGAAGGCGTAATGAAAATGCCTAACACAAAATACACAGGTAGCTTTATAAAAGGCGGTCCTGGAGAAAATCAAAGTTATAAAAAGTATTACGGTAAGATGCTTACGGGTTTTAAAGAAGGTGGTACAATTAGAAAAACTACTAAAGGCCCTGGAGCTAATTACAGACCCACTAAGTCGGGTGCTGGAATGACCGACAAAGGTGTTAAGGCATATAGAGCAGCCAACCCTGGATCAAAATTAAAAACAGCAGTAACTGGTAAAGTTAAACCTGGATCTAAATCTGCAAATAGACGTAAGTCATATTGTGCAAGATCAGCAGGACAATTAAAAAACTCATCAGCCAAAACAAGAAATGATCCTAATTCTAGAATAAGACAAGCTAGAAGAAGATGGAAATGTT